GTCTTCTAAATACTTATTTAATCTCTTTTCATAAAAGGTTCCTAGGGCTCGGCTTTGTCTTTTATCTAAACCAACTGTTTGCCTTAACTCCGCAATAATTTCTTCTCTAGTTAATTTAGTTCGTAATCCGTCGGAGATTAAATTAGCAATAGCCTGCTGAGTTTCTAAGGTAATACCTTGAACTCTTTTTCCTGCTTGTGTTTGCGCCCAAGCAATCGCTCTAGGGTCTTTGGCTTCAAATGAATACTCATAAGTCATTTTGCGAGGTAGTGCCTTAGAGTGAACTGTAGCCATATCTGCTACTTGCTTACTTAAGGTAGGAACTACTCCATTTAGGCTTTCTAAAAACTTACGCCAATTAAAGGCGGCAGGGATACCTGAAATGTTATTAGTTTGTAATGAATTAAGAATATCGTTAAGGACTTTTTGGTCACCTAACTGATTGCGAACGCCATTAAACGCTTTTGTATAAATATCGTAGATTTCACGCTCAGCCTTTGTTAGCCCTGAATTAGGCTTCCGTAAGTTAGGGTCTTTAGGCCTTCTTGCTTTACGGACAAAAGGCATTATGACTCAGTTTCTTGGGCAGAATCAGGCTCGTCCATTTCTAAGCCTTCATCTTCCGCTTCGCCATCTCCTTCATCTTCCATTTCATTTTCAGGTTCGGAAACTTCTTCATTATCTTCAGATGGCATTGGTAGTCCAGCAAGTCCGCGTAAGAATTCTTCTAACTCATGGTCAGGAGTCATAGCACCTGAGCCGATTAGTTTGCTTACATATTCACTAATCTCGCCCAAATCAACGCTACTTACTTCTGAGTACATCAGTTCGGGAGTTGTTTCAACCTTCATGCCGTTAAGTTTCAATAGGCGCGGAATTGCGTGTTGATTAACAACTTCAGCAATAGACTTACAGATGGCTTCTACTGCCATTGTCCATAGGTCTATCTTTGATGACCCTAGAGCAAACGAGCCAACTCGTTCATGCCCTAGAAGAATAAAGTCAGATAATACGCTCATAGCCATGCGTTGGTCATAACGGCTAATTACTTTATCTGTATCGAATTGTCTTTGTCCGCCTGCAGAAAGTAACTGCAAATCAAACATTTTATTTCCTTTATCGTCGAAGACGAGCGGGAATACAATTCCTTCTTGTTCATTTCTTTTAACATTTTGTACAATACTTACAATAGAATTTCTTACTGCTTGTTGGTCGGCAGAAGCAGTAGAACTTAAATACTCAGGTGGAATGTAGGCAATAGGTAGTCCTGCTAAATCTCTTTCGATTCCAATTGCTTCAATTTCTTCGATACGGCGCTTGAAATACCAAGGGCGATAAGCCGTTCTTAGTAATGATTTTCCTTCAGGGTTATTCTTTTGAGATGAAGTTCTAAATAACAAAGCCTTGTCAATAGGAATTCTATGTATGCCTGCGCCATAAGGGTCAATTTGTTCAAAGCCTTGAATTCCACCATCTTCATCAAACATCCAGTTGTTATGAGTTTCTTGAGCGCGTACTGGCCATTTACGCCAACCAATTTTGCCATCGTTATATTTTGAACGCTTTGTTGGGTCATTTGTATCCATACCGCCACGGATTTTGTAAACTAATTCGTGATAAGAGTATCCATAAACAAGCATTGAAAGGATTTGAGATAAAGTATTTTCCCAACTATCGCTCATATCATAAAGGCAAGTTTCAATAAACTCTGCTGCATCGCGGTCAGGACCTTCATCTGCGGCTGATTCGATTCGCCACTCAAGGCGGAGAATAATTTTTTCTATTGCATAAAGAATTGAACCAATTACTGGGTCATTTTCTGACATCTCTCGATAAACTTTTGCGCCACGGCGTCCTCGTAATGGAACTAAAAATTCTTCATAAACCGTTCCACCTGTACGGCGGAGACCAGTGGTTCCAATTTCTTTTAAGTCTGGGCGCGGTGCCATTATTCGCCTTCCATCTGAATATCAATATCTGTCTGCTTGATAATCATTTTACTAGTTAGGTAAAGTGCTTGGTTCTCATTGAACCCTGCTTGTCGTAAGTTTAGATACATTTGGTGCAAAGCGGTAGCCAACTCAAATAAAGGACCCATGTCGCCTTCATACATGCTGAACTCATTATCGCTCATTAGTCCTCTTTCCAATTAGGTCAGTATATCTCTTAATAGTCCAATGTTGTTTCTCTAGAAGGTGGTTTAACTAAATTATCTAAGTACATAGGCTGCGCCTTAATGCCGCGTTTCTTCCGTATTCCTCGGCGCTCGCGTTCTGTAGTTGCTCCCCATATACCTTGCAAATCGTGATGTAGCGAGTAAGTTAAGCATTGTTCAGTCCAAGGACATTTCCTACATAAAGCCTTAGCCGTCTTTCCTGTTTGATTCTCTGCTGTAGGGAACCAAATCTCTGGGTCTGTTTGGGCGCAAAGTTGCGAGCCATCAAATGGCGGGTACTTATCGTCCATTAACTACACCAATTCAGGCTCTTTAGTTTTTAACGCTTCTGCTTCACGGCTATAAATCTCTAATGAAACTGCGTGACTTGCTGAAGTAATTAAGTTCCTTATCTGTATCAGTTCCTCGTCAGTGTAAGAAAGCATCTTTTCTCGGACAAGCCGTAAGGCTCGGTCTAGTTCCTTGATGAGTACTCTCTCCATGACTTAAAGTGTAGGGCATAAATAGTGATATTGTTACATCCTAGGCAAGGAGCGTATATGTTTGAGTATTTAGCGAAGGTAGAAAAAGTAGTAGATGGCGATACGATTGATATTGCTATTGACTTGGGGTTCTCTTTACACTATAAAACAAGGGTGAGATTAGCAGGTATTGATACCGCTGAAAAGAATACTGCATTAGGTAAGAAAACAAAAGCCTATGTAAAGCAGACCTTAGAAGGCTACACAATGAGAATACAAACTACTAAACCTGATAAGTATGGCCGTATTTTAGGTGAAGTTTTTCTAGCCGATGGAACTTCATTTAATAAAAGTTTAGTAAGCCAAGGGCTAGCCAAGGCTTATGATGGTGGAACTAAAACCGCTTGGACCGAGGCAGAATTAAATGCTTAAAAAACTATTATCTCAAAATAGTGAATTAAGGCCTGATGGAATCTATAACTGGAGTTTGCCTGCTTTCGCGGTGAAGTTAACTGATGGAAGTAATTTTAATGTTTGTCCTGCCGCAGGTGCTTGTGCTTCATTTTGTTACGCCCGCAACGGAACTTACTTATTTCGTAATGTAAGAGGTCGACATATTCAAAACCTAGAGTATGTTCTTTATCATCTTGATGAGTGGAAGGCGCAGATGTTATCTGAGGTCCAACATAAAAAGATGAAAGGCAAGCATATTCGTATACATGACGCAGGAGATTTCTTTAGTGATGAGTATTTAGAGGCTTGGCTTGATATCGCCAGACAAACGCCAGAAGTAACTTTCTATGCCTATACGAAAGAAGTAAGTCGCTTTAAGCGCATGGTTGAACCTAACTGCCCTGAGAACTTTCGTTATCTATACTCTATGGGCGGTAAAGAAGACCATCTAGTAGATAAAGAAAAAGACCGCCATGCTGATGTTTTTCCCGATGATGCAGCCATTTTAGACGCTGGCTATATGAACCAAGAGGCTTCAGACTTATTAGCGATTACTTTGCCTACAACTAAAATAGGCATACCTGCTAATAACATTAAACACTTTAATAAAAAGATGCAAAGAAGGACTTTTTCAGAATTACAAACTGAAAGAGAGACAGCAAGAGCAAATAAGCTGGCTACTAAATGAAGATTGAATTTTGGGCAGGAAGTCAGGAAGTACAAGAAACTGTACCAATGCCCGCTCCAAGTCAAAAGTACATCCCTGACTGGTATAAGAAAGTTCCCCCTCTTAGGGGCGACAATGGAAATGTAAAAGCCTGTATGCCTTTCTTAGATGCTTTAACTAACGGCTATATACAAGAAACATGGGCAGATATCTTAGTAGAAGATTCTCCTGAAGGTATTAAAGTTTCATCTAATCACCCTTTGCAAATAGTCGGTTGGCGCGAGCGCAATGACTTGCCTGTAATTGAAGGCTATGAGGAAACACAATTTATTTGGACAAAGAGATGGGCTCCTATTTTTCCTGAAAACTTTTCAGGTTTAGTTACTCATCCGTTAAATCGAATTGACTTACCTTTTTATACCTTTGCGGGCATTGTTGAGTTTGACCGCTTTAGTCATGTGCCCCAAGGGAACCTACCTTTCTATCTAAGAAAGAATTTTCGGGGTATGATTCCGAAAGGGACGCCCATGTTCCAAATTATCCCAATAGCAAGGGTTGATTGGGAGTCCTCAATGAAAAGTTATGACGAGGGAGAGTGGCAAGAAAAGGCAGCAGTTAAAAACTCTGTGCCTGAGTTCTATAAAAGACAAATGTGGCAAAAGAAATCTTTCAAAGGAGTTTAATTTGTTTGACTTAAATACAGTTCCTAAAATTACAGTAAAGGCTATGTCCTATAACGAGATAGATATTATCCGCGACTTAAGAATGCCTAAAACTCACCGCTTATTTTACAAAGGCGTTCGCCAAATGGTTCATGACCAGTTCACGAATAGACAAATAAAAGAGTTCTATTCTCAATACGATATGGGCTATGGCGATATTTTAATAACTGGCTTTGGGTTTGGAATACTTGCTAACTGGTTGGCTTCAAAGCCTGAGGTTAAGTCTGTAACAGTTATCGAATTAGAGAAAGATATCTATGATATTTTCTTAATGAATAACACTTTACATGAGAAAGTGAATGTAATTATTGCAGACGCTTCCACCTATAAAACAGATAAACATTACGACTGCCTATTTCTAGACCATTATGAAAGCAATATAAATGAATGGGTCTTTAGAGATATGCGCCGTATTGTGAAGAACATACCTAACCACGACCTCTTTTGGGCTTGGTCTTTAGAGTTCAAAATAGCCGAGGTCGCCTACAGCCTTGACGCTCATAACCTGTACAACGCCTATTTGCATGATAACTATGTGGATTTCTATGAAAAGTACGACTATTTCAAGGGCACGATTTGTGGCATTCATACTCTGCCCGATTTAAGCCAAGAAAAAATAAACGAGTATGTATACACCTACTACGATAAATTGGGGTATTCTAGTTCATTATGATATTTCACAAACACCTTTTAGTTAACGCCAAAGTCAATAAGCCTATGAAGTCTGAAGATGAGGCTATAGAGTTCTTAACTAAGTTAGTAAA